GGCTAACCTGCGCTGGTGACGCTCTGCCCGCGCAATGACAGCACGAGCGTGATCGGTATCAGCCGCCATTCTCTACTACTTCAGTAAATTGGCCTACAGCGCGTTGTGTGCCTTCGATCTCATCGTGCGCCGATGCTAACAGCTCGTCGTCCAGGATTAAGTCTGCAATCTGCTTATCAATCGCCTTAGCAAATACATCAGAGCGAACGCCTGAGGCTTTAGCCTGTTGTAGGAATCTAAGCTCTGATTCGTAGTCGCGGATGTCAAACGAGTCAGGGTAGCTGATCTCTACCTCGTGCGGATCGTGTCCCTGCCACAAGCAATAGAACATCCACAGTTGCTCTTCTGCCAGCTCAAGGATGTCGGCTTTCTCTGACAGCTTGGCATTAAGCATTTGGAATTCAGTCTGCATCGCCACGCCTGATTGCAATACGGCTTCCGTGCCACGTACTGCGCCCATGTGTGCCATGCGGTTAATTGACTCAATCTTGTCGGTGATAGATGAGCGGATAGCATCGAGGTTAGCGCCAGAAGGTTGTAGCTGGTACGGCTTTAACCCTGCATCGCTGTCCTCAGAGATATTGATAACCGCACCTGCGCCAGCACTCGCGTCAGTCTCGTAAGTCTTAACCAGCGTTGGGTGATTAGATATGCGGATCAGTTGCTCGATCTCTGACAGCTCCTGATAGATCGCCTGCTGCATATAGGCAATATCGCTGATATCACTGATACCCATGCCACGCACGATAGATCGGTTAGCGGGCAGGTTAACAGCAGGGATTTTGCCGATAGGGTTTTCGATCTCTTCTAACAGTGCGGCATCTGCACCGTCATAGCGTATAAGGCAGATGCGATCTTTGTACCACTCGCGGAAGTGCGTCACTGTTGTCGTGCCATCTACACGATCAACTGACTCACGAATTTTTAAGTAGACAAGCTCATGCCGTCCGCTAGGCTGTCGCTCCCATCGCCAGTCGTAGACGTTCTCAGGGGTAATTAGCGTGACATAAGGGCGTATCTCTTGCGCCATCTCTTCAGCGCGTGTGCCTGCATTGGACTGCGGCTTGTCCATCATTAGCCAAACGTGGCCGTACACACTGCTCCATATTTGAGCCTCGCGCATAAAGCTGTTGAAGTTCTGGCCATCCAGGTTTGCGTCCTTAATAAAGGCTTCCAGATCAGCGCTGCCCTCCATGCCCGCGAAGTTGCGAGTAGGTGCAACACGCCACAGAAATGACGAGTAGACATGCACGACGTTACGGCAATGGTTGTCTAAGGGTGTCAGTGCTAGGCGTCGGCTGTAAGCGTTTTTGTCTTCGTTAAGGTAGCTCGTTAGGTATGAGCCGTCGCGGTAGTCTTCTCCGCCCATGTAGCTCCTAACGTAGAACTCCCAGCGATGTACATTGTTCTCGTAATCGGGGTGCTGGTACTCAATATCGTGATTGTAGATCATGTCCACCTCTGCGGCTGTACAGGTGTATGCGCCTTTTTGATTGGGAATAAGTAATCAACCGCATAGCCTAGCGCGTCATTCATGTGATCGAATCCGTCCTTTTCGGGTTGGCTAGTGCCTTCCTTGTATGTATGACGTTCCAAGCTCTCAATCACCTTTTTGCACTTAGGATCAACGTACAAACGCCGCTTGCCATCGCTACTCAATAAGCGAGCGTTAACCGCATTAATACGATCCCTGATCTGACTGTGACTTGTCTTGGCGCGTACCTCAAAGCCTGCATTCTGCAAAATAGACAGATCAGTTCTACCGCCTGCGCTTGTCTTGCGCTGACGACTAGCTGGATCGGGATAAATTATAACACGCGACTGCCTGCCATACCTCTGCCGGATTTCGTCAACCATCTCATCGGTATTAGAGCCAAGTAAAACGATCTCATCGAAGACGTGCAGGGTGTCACCATGCCTGGCCATCAAGACAGCAGACATAGGATCAATGTTGAAGTCCATGCCTACGTGTATGACACCGATATCGTCGGTATGTCTTGCAACGGACTCTTCTCTTTTAAATCCGTAGTAGATGATGCCGCTGTAGTTGACGAATCTGGCTTCGTACTCTTGCTGGAAGGTTCGTTCGTCCAAGTCCGCTTTAGCCGACTCAATTTCTGCCGATGGGACATTTCCGCCTTCAATCGT